ATCAAAACTAAAATTTATAAAGAATTTGATAAAATTGTAAGTCTATTAGATTTTCAAGATCGTGGTTATGAAATTTTTAGAAGATGGTATATTGATTCAAAACTTTTTTATAATATTGTCATAGATAAAGACAATCCTCAAGAAGGCATCAAAGAAATATTACCAATTGATCCGATGAAAATTAAAAAGGTTCGTAAAGTAAAAAAAGAACCACAAAAAGGTTTTCATCAACCAGTTTCTTTGATCAAAGAAATTGAAGAATATTATCTTTATACTGATTCCGATAAAGATTCCTATCTTTTGACTGGACCTGGTGGTTTACACCTTTCTTTGGACAGCGTTGTTTACGTTCCATCTGGTGTAATTGACATGAACACCAAGCGCGTCTTGGGATATCTGCACAAAGCCATAAGGTCATTAAACATGCTAAGACAACTAGAAGATGCTCTTCTAGTTTACCGCGTAGCTCGCGCACCAGAACGCAGAGTATTTTATGTTGACGTGGGACAATTGCCAAAACAAAAAGCTGAACAGTATATGCGTGATATGATGAGTCGATTTAGAAATCGAATCATCTATAATCAAAACAGTGGTGAAATTCGTGATGAAAGAAATCATCTTTCTGTTTTGGAAGATTATTGGCTTCCAAGAAGAGAAGGTTCACAAGGAACACAAATTACTACATTGCCGGGTGGCAATGCTATGTCCCAAATTGAGGACGTTGATTACTTTAAAAAGAAACTTTATAATTCTTTAAACGTTCCATTGAGTCGTTTAGTAGCAGATCAAACCGGATTTAATATGGGAAGATCTGTGGAAATTACCAGAGAAGAAGTAAAATTTTATAAATTTATTGAGAGACTGAGAACACATTTTTCTAAGTTATTCTATGACTTTTTACGTGTACAATTGCTTCTACGTGGAGTAATAACAGAAGATGATTGGACTGTTCTCAAAGAACATATTAAGTTTGTATACAATACCGATAATTATTTCTGGGATTTAAAAGAATCAGAAATTTTAGCTGAAAGAATTAAGATGCTATCTATTGTAGAACCTTATGTTGGTAAGTATTTCTCTTCAGAGTTTATTAGAAGAAAGATTCTAAAACAAACTGATGAAGATATTCAAGAAATAGATCAACAAATGAAGGTTGATATTGAAAAAATGAGACAAGAGCAAATGCAACAAATAATGGCACAGCAGATGCAAGCTCAAACTGAAGGGCAACAACAATGAATGAACTTTCATCCCTAATATTAAAACAAGGCATTAAAGATCTTTTATTAGAGGAAGATTTGGCTTTTAAAAAGAGTCTTACCGATTGTTTATCTTTAAAATTAAATTATGCTCTTTCAGAAGTAAATGAGCAGCTACACAATAATTTTTTCAATAAAACAGAAACTACTGAATCAAATGAAGATTTAAATTATTTTATAGAATTTGTTGAAAAATATGATTTAAAATTTAATAATCGTTTAAAATTGAAGAATGAAACTTATATAAATATTAGTGAATCTGATTTAAAAGCTTTAACAGGGCTTTTTAATTCATTATCACCAAAAAATAGAAAATTTATGTTGGAAGAAATATTACAAACTCCGCATAAATTAAAAAACCACTTAGAGTTTTATAGAAACGCACAAACTATCTACAAGTGAGAAAAAATGGAAAATAAAGTAAACAACCTAGTAAAAAATGTATTGGAAGAAAACATTGTTCAATTTAAAGAAAATGCTTCTAAAGAATTATACAAAAAGCTATCAGATCGTTTAAAAAATGAATATGCAAATGTTGCAAAAAATGTTTTTAAAAGTGTAAATGAAGTCGCTAATCCAAATTTTACAGCTTTAACAGATACTGGTGAAGGAGAAATTAGTGCTGCTATGGGCAGTCCAACCTATGATTGGCCAGATCCACCTTATTACGGACCAGATCCTGATAACTATTCAGCCCCACCAGGAATAAGAGATTTTTTCCCTCATCCACTTAGCCCAACTAATCCACCAAAATCATCTGACTATCCAGATGATAAAGAAGGATATAAAAGAGCTAGAGAAGCTTGGGATAGAGCCAAGCAAAGGTGGGATTATTATTCTAAAAAACACGCTCAATATGTACACAATAAAAAATTTCCAAAGAAAAAACCAGGATCAGATGACACCGGACCAGGCCGCTAAAGGAAAACAATGAAACTAATTACAGAATTAACTGAAGATATTAAATACGTCAAAGAAAATGTCGGAAATGGCGATAAACATTATTTTATCGAAGGTGTATTTATGCAATCTGACGTTAAAAACCGCAATGGAAGAATCTATCCAAAAAATACCTTATTAAAAGAATGCAAAAGGTATATTAACGAATATGTTGCTAAAGGTCGTGCAATGGGTGAATTAAACCACCCAACAGGTCCTACTGTAAATCTTGATAGAGTCTCGCACATTGTAAAAGAACTATATGAAGATGGCAGAAATGTCTACGGTAAGGCTAAAGTTCTTGATACGCCAATGGGCAAAATTGTAAAAAACCTTATTGATGAGGGTGCCCAACTTGGTGTATCTACAAGAGGTATGGGTTCGCTAAAATCAAAAAATGGTTATCAAGAAGTTCAAGAAGATTTTATGTTAGCTGCAATCGATATTGTAGCTGACCCTTCTGCACCAAATGCTTTTGTCAACGGAATAATGGAAGGCCGTGAATGGATTTTTGAAAATGGTATTTGGTCTGAACGACAATTAGATTCTGCAAGAAAAATTATTAAAAAATCTGGTTCAAAAAACCTAGAAAAAAACATTGTAAAAGTTTTTGAACAATATTTTAGGAATATCTAATGCCATTATTTGATCCCCACACCAATAAAATTTTATTAGAAGCTGCTAGTAAACCACCCAGAGTAAAAAGAAGATATGGTTTAGTTGGCAAACCAGCAAGAACTTTAAGCTCTTCCGGACCTTCTAGAATTACTGCTGGTGGTGGTGGCTCTGGTGTAGGTATCACAGGTGGTTCTTCAAGAGCATCCATGTCAACTCCTTGGGCAGGAACACCCGCTGCTCCCGGAACAGCAATGCCATCTGGCTCTGATATTGTATCACAGGGATATTGGGGAAATGTTGCAGCCAATGCTGACTCTGTTTTAAATCATTATCTTGGTTGGGTTCCAGATCCATTAATTAAGTCTGGTGCAAAACAATTAATTAAAACTGAATTGGCTGCAAGATATTTGGGTGGTATGGCTCCCACGACAGGATTAGTTGCTTCTTTGGGTGCTGCGGGACCAGCTGCTTCTGCAGCCATAAGAGGAACCACAGCAATTGCAAGTATGTTGGGATTAAGCCCAACTGTAGCTGGTATGGCTGGCGTTCCAACAGGAAGATTTGGTAGACTTGGTATAGAAGTTTCTGCTAAGTTACCACAATTGGCCATGATGGGAATAGATCCACTAGATTGGGCTACAAAAGCATTTGGTGCTCAATCTGCACTATCACATATGGCAAATATTGGTTCTCAGACAGCTGCCGCTGCTGTTGGAGCAGGTGGCTATCTTGAGAGAGGCAAAAGAAAAGGAATATATTAAAAAATATAAATAATTAAAGTTTGAAGGATAAAATAATGAATAATCTAAACCCACAATTTATGCAAGGACAATTCCCAGTAAATGGTGATGCTCGTACCCCAGATGGAAAAGGTACTTACATCCCAAGACCTGTTGTTAAGGCTAATAATTTAGCTAAGGCACAAGTACCAACTCCAGCAGCAGCCGCTGCAGGTGCTTTTCCTTCTTCGATGAATACTGCCGATTACGGAACCTCACAAAGAGAAAACGTTGTTGGTTATGAAGCTGAAGAAGAAGAAGATGAGGAAGAAACCGAAAACGAAACACCCGATGTAACTGAAGTAGAAGAAAGCAATTCTGAGCAATTTAGAAATGCTTTAATTTCATTACTAGGTGAAAGTGTTTCTGGTGAAACTATTTCACAACTTCATGCAATTTTTGAAGCAGCGGTAACAGAAAAAACAAACAATAAAGTAAACAAAATTGTCAATCAATTAGACGAAAACGTTGCTTCTTATCTTGAGAATGTGACAACAACTCTAGTTGAAAAAGTTGACGATTACCTTGATTACGTTGTCGAAGAATGGATGCAAGACAACAATATTGCCGTTGAACAAGGAATCAAAACTCAAATCGCTGAAAACTTTATCACTGGTTTGAAGAATCTTTTTGAAAATCACTACATTGATGTTCCAAATGAAAAGTATAACGCTTTAGATGAGCTTTATGCACAAAATAGAAATTTGGAAAATTCTTTAAACGCCACAATTAACGAAAATCTCAACATCAAGAAACAACTTATGTTGAACGAGTGTGCAACCATCTTTGTTGCTGAAACTAGAGATTTGGCTGACACTCAAGTTGCAAAACTTCAATCATTGATGGAAAACGTCTCTTTTGAAAATGTTGGCGAATATCAAGCAAAATTACTTGGAATTAAGAATAATTACCTTACTTCTCAAGCAAATTTTGTAAGACCAGCTCCACTTCAAAGAGCAAAACCAATTAATGAAGAAATGACATTTTCTGCAGTAAGACCAATGGAATCTTCCACCGTAGAAAATTACGCTAATGTAATCGGAAAACTTAACAAAAAAGTATAAAAATAACAAATTATAAATAATTTTACTTAGGAGATATTTAACAAATGAACTTTCAAGACAATACCCCATATGATATTTTAACAGAGAAGTGGAATCCCGTGCTTGATCACGGCGCTCTTCCAAACATCTCTGGAGAACCAAGAACAATCTCTTCGTTCTCAGTACCTCACCGAAACCGATGGTTTGATGAACTCTGCAAACTTGGGCATGCCAACCAGCTTCACCAATAACGGTGGAGTTGCAGGTTATGACCCAGTTCTCATCAGCTTAGTTCGTCGTGCAATGCCAAACTTGATGGCCTATGATGTTTGCGGCGTCCAACCAATGACCGCCCCAACCGGACTCATCTTTGCAATGCGCGCTAACTATGGTGGATTCCAATACGGCAATACCACTTCATATACCGAAGCCATGTTCCAAGAAGCAATTCCTGGATTCGGTGGTTCTGGTTATACACTCGGTTCAACCGAGAAGGGTATCTGCGGATTCTTTGGTCTCTGCGGTTCATGCGGAAACAGCGCATTTAACAACCCAGTTTACCTCAGAAACAACGCCACTGCAGCTCAATTCAGCTCATTCCGTGGTATGTTGACTGCTAACGGTGAAGGTTTGGGTAGCGGAACTTCTAATCCTTACAGCCAATTTAACCAAATGGCCTTCTCAATTGACCGCGTTGCCGTCCAAGCTCGTACTCGCGCTCTAAGCAGCAACTACACAATTGAATTGGCACAAGACCTCAAGGCTGTTCACGGTCTAGATGCAGAAGCCGAACTCGCAAACCTCCTCAGCACAGAAATTCTTGCTGAAATCAACCGCGAAATCGTCAGAACCATCTATTATGTTGCTCGTAGAGGAACTGTCCAAAACGATATCACCTCTGCTGGTATATACGATCTTAACCAAGACTCTGACGGTCGTTGGTCTGCCGAAAGATTCCGTGGCCTCACTTTCCAAATTGAACGTGAATGCAACGCAATTGCCAAGGAAACCCGTCGTGGTAAAGGTAACTTCGTCATCGTTGACAGCGATACTGCTGCTGCTCTAGCCATGTCTGGCTTCATGAGCCTCAGCCCCGGCATCGCACCACAACTCAATGTTGATGATACCCAAAGCACCTTTGCTGGATTGCTAAATGGAAAAGTCCGCGTATATATCGATCCTTACACCCCACTCGGCGTAAACTTCTTCTGCGCTGGTTATAAGGGCGAGTCTCCATATGACGCTGGTCTCTTCTACTGCCCATACGTTCCTCTCCAAATGGTCCGTGCAGTAGATCCAAATACTTTCCAACCAAGAATTGGATTCAAGACCCGTTACGGCGTAGTTGCTAACCCATACGTCCTAAACGGAACCACACCAGACGGTGAAGCTCTCACTCAAGGTATCAACCAATACTACCGCCTAACTCAAGTCAATAACCTCCACGGTATGACCCAAGGTTAATAGGTAAGTAAAGAGACGAATAAACCCCTCCCGAGAAATCGGGAGGGGTTTTTCTTTGCATAAATATTTTATATGAATGGTTTTAAAAAATATTTAATCGAATCTGAAATGGAATTCAGTTTGGCTCCCGGTCAATCGGTGGCGGGAACAAATTATGATTGGGATCCAAATTATAGAAACATTCAATTGGGATCTTCATTAAATCCTTTGACAACTGGTGAAGCACAAAGTCCCTTAGATGTAAATCGCAGCATGCTTTGGTTTTTTAATTTTAATTTGTCAGATACTCTTCCGCAAAATCATCCACATTATCAACAATGGATACAATGGTTAAATCAATGGGTTTTTCTTGCGCGAAATTGGAATTATATTCCAGAGACCACTAGAATGATAACATATGCTGATTTGTATAGAAGATATACTGAAGGAAACACTACTCCACCTTATGGTCCTGTAGGATATCATAGAGGCTGGCAAGAAATTATAAATTATCGTTGGCCAGAATTTTTAGCAACTCGTTATAATAAAGATATGACTGGAAGTTGTATTTACCAATTTCCAAATACTTCCGGAAATAGTCCTTGTTACTATGGTAGCGGAACACCCTCTCAATAAAAATGACAACTAATCCTTGCCAAAGTAATACTAATAATCTTTACGCAAACTATTTTAGTTTTAAAATTGAGCGTGGTAGCGATCCTCTTGAGTTAATGGTTCAAAAGGCAAATCTTCCTGGTATTACCGTACCAGATCAAGCACAACCAACAATATTTGGTACAACAGTTCCAGTTCCAACAATGACGGTCCAATATGAACCTCTAGTTGTTGAGTTTATGGTAGACAGCGATCTTGCCAACTGGAAAATTATTTATTCTTGGATGAGAGATATTACAAATATTCAAGATGCAACCAGTTACGATTTAACATATCAACGCTG